AACGACCTGTTGCTTGTCCCGCTTTCGCATTTTGTTCTAAATCATTCCAATTATTGCCAGCAAAATTTAAGCTCATTGGCATCTCTTGCAAAAATTGTTTAAATGTTTTCATGATGAAGTTCCATTGGTTTTGTCTGAGGTTTTGTCTGAGGTTTTGTCTGTTGAACAGACTGTTGTATATTTGGAGTAAAACTTGTTAAATCAACGATTTCATCCGTGTGTGCGGGACGATTAGGACCAGTGCTCTTAGTGTATGTCACAACGCCGTCGTAACCTGCGTCCACAATAGCCTGACTGAGCCTCTTGCCTTTCTTGCCATTGAATTGCTTGCTTAATGTCATTTTCCAATTTGTATCGGCTCCATAACCGCCGCCAAACTCCAAAACATAAGGTCTTTTGAAATTTATCTTTCCTGATTCGTATTCGTGAGGAAAGTCCGAAACCAGCGATTTGTTGTAATTTAATGGATTGATTTGAGTCACATATCGCCCGTGAGGCTCGATATCTTGTCCAAAAACACTTCCATAATTTCCGGCAGACTTATTGTGCCTGAAGAAATGAAATTCAAATGGTTTGCCGTGTATAGGGACTCTCCCCTCCCCTTTAGCTGTATTTTGTAAATCGCTAATAATTGTCGTCTCTTGAAAAAATTGCTTAAATGTTTTCATATTGCTAAGTTTGAAGGCATTTGATTCGGATTTTGAACAGGCTGTTGCATATCTGGAGCAGGACCGCCTTGACCCATGTCGTTTTTTGGTGCCATTTGAGGTGCCTTATTAAGAGACACATCATCTGCTGTAGGAGAATCTGAATCAATCAACTGCTGATAAGTTTTACCAAAGATTTTCTGTAATAATGTGGCAATAGTTGTATCGCCATTGTTTTGAGTCTTGGGGTCATCATCATTTTTTCCAAGCCATTCTTTAGCATCTTGAACTTGTTTGACAATTTCAGGATCTTGAAGTTGCAACAGTCGATTGAAGATTTGTCCATTTTCCAATCTTTTGTAAGCAGCTTTTTTTCCTTTGAAAGTGCTAGAAGCTCCTGTAGCAGCACGCTGCCCATATGTGATTTTGCCAAGAGACTGATATGCAGCGTCTTCATCAGACAACCCATTAACGCCCAAAGCCTTGAAAGTATCAGACCAGATATCTCTCATCTGTTGATTCTTTTGACTTTCGTTATCTTCTAACCAAATGATAAATTTTCCCATGTCATTATTTAGCTTTCCAACAGCCATTTCACAAAGAAAGAACCTTCTTGTAAAATTAAGTCAATACACAGTAAATAATATGCAATGGAAAAATTGACATTCAAAAAATTTATAGAAAATACAGATATATTTGGGTTTGACCGCAATAAAGATAAAACGGTTCCAGACCAAAGTATGCTTGATCGCCCAATTCATCAATTCAATGTCGAATTGATGATGGAACTCTTGTCAAAGAAATCCATTGGAAACCTAAAGCCACAAATGCCTTTTATGAACGAAATTCGTTGGGGAAGCGAACCGGGAGCCATAAAACTAGAAGTCGATACAGGGTACACATTTTATGTTAAAAAACTTGGCAAAGACAAACAAGGTAACAATCGCTGGTTATCAAAAAAGATGTTTCAGCTAAATCGACAAGGTTACGGCGGATTAGAAGAGATTGTCTCTCAAGAAATTCACAATGAACTTTCAAAGGCATATGAAGTCCCACTTGAGTCTCCAATCATAGATTATACAGATCTTGAGCATCTTACACAGCAAATCTACACGAAAGTCAAAAAGGTAATGAAGAACATATTCATTCCAGAAGGAATTCGAAAAGTGAATGATCACGCTTATATTATCAAGATGGGCGTGCGTGGACATGGCTTAGAAGGAAAAAGCCAAAGACGTGTAGAACAAAATCAAACTATGATTAGTTATGATCCAGAATGTGGTACTATTCGAATGACAAATTATAACATCGAATCACCAGTTGGTGGTCCGCACACATGGAAAATTAATCCATCAGATCTTGATGTGTATTGCTTCCCATCTCAAGGAAGAGATGAAATCAGTGAACTTGCTGCCGTACATTACAAATATTACTAATGGATAAAATCATGAATTTCAAGAATTGGATGGAAAACACTATAAATCAAGGAGAATGGCACACCTTTAATGGAACTGGTTATTCTGTTAAGATGAGCCAACACTCAAACAAAGGACCAATTTTTATAATCGATGATCATCAAGGGAAAGAGATAGGAAGAGCTTATTTTGATGTGGCGGTATTAAAGTGGAAATCACAAAACTAAGAAATCAATAGCCGATTGATTTGAAGGTAATCCAACAAACTCGCAAATCGGTTCTAAAATTTGTAACATCGAATCTGTTTTATGAACTTCCAAAATAGGTCCAGTGTATTCTTTTAATGACTGATTAAGTTTTTTTACATAGTGCTCAGCAAGCGGAATGAAAACAGTTCTAGCACTCACGCCAATGGCTCTGCCCATGCTAGATGCAATATCTTCTACTGGTCTGCGACAGACAATCAATTTTGAATCGATGAAGTTGAATTGCCCAAGATGATTGCAAATTAACGGGTCTTTGAATCCCCAAATTTCATGTTGAGAAATTCTTTGTTCAACAAGAACTTTGCAAAATTCACTTGCGGATGTATCACAATTTTCGTATTGATTTAGGATTTTTTTAAATTCTAGATCTTCCCAAAACCCTTTTTTGTTGTTCTTGTTTGGTTGTTCGAATTGATCTCCCATAAAGACTCCAATGTGTCGCAAGGCTCCAGCTACTGCACTGGTTCCGCTACGAAAACAACCCATTACAATGATACATGTCATTAATCATCATCGCAATCATCATGATTACGCCATTTAAGTGACATAGAACGAACTAAAATATTTATAGCCAAAACCAATAAAATAACTCCAAGTAATTGCATTAGAATCCGTACTCCTTCCAGTCAATTGTGGTTTTAATCATATTGCAATAAAAGTCAAAAAGTCTATGACTTTCATATTTTGTTAATGCAAAATGTTCGACCTCTCCATTCATTTCCCAGTTAATATAACAAATATCAAAGTAATTACGATCCCCTGCTTCATAAAAAACTATACTTGTCAAATAATTTCTTGATGACCGCAGAATTCCATATAATTCTGAAGAAAAAACAGGACGGTAATTATAGTCTTGTGATTCAGTTGAGATGTTTTTAACCAATCCAATGTGAATTGGAATTTTTATTCCATCAATTTGAAGGGAGCCGAATTCTGTCAAACTCGTGATTGAACTCATAATGAAAGTAATCCCTTACTTCAGAAGTTATTTTTTCTCGAAACACTGGAGGGTCAAAAGAACACGATTGAGCTAAATCATTGATGAATGGTTGGGCATATGGAGACATCATAACATAATAGATTGAAGCCTTGCCAGAAACAATCCAAAGTTTAAAAAATCCATTTTCCATGAATCCACGAATTTTTTCAGATGATGGTTCTCCATCACATTTTTCGAACAAAAACTTTTTCGTTCTATCAATTTCTCGAATGATCTTCGGATCTGTGGTCGATACAGATGGTGGTGGTGCGACACAAGATTTTTCGCTCATTTTTTGAGTGTACCATCTTTCCCAAACCTTCCATCTAATCCACGCTTTGTCTCCGCAAATGGCATTGGGAGAAACATGAGATTTGTTGATCTTCAATATCGCCAAATTAGCCTTAACATAATTAACGTACTGCTCTCCTGTTAACAAACCTCTTGTTTCTCGACGGAGTTTCCAGCATTGGCGAAACAAATCTGACTTTCGAGGGTCTCCACGTTTTGGAATTGTATTTCTTCTGAACCCTTGTCCATCAATTTCTTCTGTTCCTTCGAACAATCTTAAGAATTCTTGCTCATAAAGAACAGCCAATTTAAAGGCTTCGGTCTCTGGAGAAGTCATATTCCATTCAAAAATAGCGTCGTATCTGTGCATTAATGCAATCCTGCTGAATAACATCAGCACAATTAAAGAATTTTCATATTTATGCTTGTGAGCATGTACTGTATCTGTTTTAAAAGTTTATAACAATGGATCTTTTTACAGAAAAGGTCTTGCTTTCTTTAAGTTAACTTGATAAGATTAGAGTTGAAGCTACTTTCAAATTAACAGGTCGGGTATTTCAGGTCAGATGGTCACTTGAAATCCGGCGAAAAACCTTGACAGCGGGTAGGTCTTACCGCAACCGGACGAGTTTAGGGAACTCAGCGTCTTGTGTCAAGAATCTAGGTAATCCAGATCACTAAACCCGGCGATGCCATGAATGCTCGTTCTGCTTTTTAAAGCGGCTGCCGGGGCTACGAGCAGGTCATCTGGTTAGGAGATTCGTGATTATCACTTGGGAATCACCCAAGTGTGAAGCACAACTACCATCAATTAAAACAACTTCAAGTTGTATCATAATAGACGCAGTGAGAGTCATTTTCACTGGGTGTAGAGAATGCACGCACTTTGTAAATCGCCTTATTACTTAAGGAAATATAAAGTGATTTTATTTTTTATATCTATTATGATCACAACCATGGCATCCCTTATGGACTGAAGGTTCTTATGCCATTCAACAGGATCAGGATCAAGGCACGACTGAGATAAGTTACAAAGTATTTAATTGATTCAGGGTAGTTTCGGAATCTCTGATCTGATAAGATTTGAGTATGAATCTTGAAGAGACATCAATTTTACTGGCTGAACTACTGGAATCCAATGAAGTGGTTTTTGTGAAAACAGAACCAGAAACATTGGATTTTACAGACAGTATTTTATTTAAGATTATTGTTTGTGGTAAAAACTCACGAGTGGAGTTAGATATTTCATCAGGCAACACAGCTTCTGTTATGGGTCTTCTCGACGCCACAATTTTTAATAAAGAGTTTGTGCCTAGAGTGTTTTTTTGGAACTTCAAATCTTTAGCAAGCTTTTGCAAATATCATACTACAAAATTTGTAACACCAAAGAACAATATTCTTGATCTAAAAGTCATTGAAGCTTTTTTGGACATTCAAAAAAATGTCCCTGATAATTTTGTAGAAGCATCTAATCGAATTAACATCGTTTTTCAAAACAATGATTGGAAAGATATATACAAATCCATTCACATTCCGTTGTCCTATCGAGTTTTACCAACAATCGAAACGACAGGATTATTAAACAGCGAGACCAGACGCACCGAGCATCCCTACTATGAAATTGAGGGACAAAGGAACGGAAGGTTAAGTTGTTCTAAGAAATTTTCACGATGCTACCTGCCTCACAACTTGGGACCAGATGTTAAAAAAGTTATGAAAACAAAGGGTTACGGCCTTCGTTTCGCAACTGCTGACTTTCGGTTCTGCGAAGTGGTTGTTTTGCAATGGTTATCAGGTGACAATAAACTCAAAGAAATTTTAGATTCAGGAGAAGACTTACATTGCAAGATCTATGAAGTTGTTACTGGCTTGCCATGCGACACAGAGATTAAACGCAAAATGTCAAAGAAGATGTTTCTACCTGTCGTATATGGACTTGGACCTGTATCTCTCGCAGATATGTTAGGAGTTCCAGAGTCAGCGGCAGTTAGCGTAATAAAAAATATAAATTCTATTTTCTCGACAGCTATTAATTGGGTTAAAGAGAAACAAAGAATTGCATGCGACACAGGAACAGTTAAAGATCATTTTGGAAGACCAAGAAAATACGAATCCAATAAAGCCTACTTAGCTCGCAATTTTGTTGTACAGTCTGTGTCCGCCACAGTATGTCAAGAGAAATTGATTGAACTTTGGCGAGCATTAAACAACACTGGAGCACAATTAGCTTTCAGCATACATGACGGTTACGGCGTAATTTGTTCTACACAAATAGCAAAAAACACCTACAGAATAATGAAAGATACATTAGAGGCAGAATCACGGCTTTGTCCCGGCTTGAAGATGAGCGTCGAGATCAAATTTGGAGTTAGACTCGATGATATGAGGGTGTTATGGAACAACTAGGAATTTTCGAAAAAAGTGGTCAAATTAAAGGAGGCACATGTTAGGAACGCTTGAAAATATTATGAATTTATTTCCGATTACAGATTCGGAATATGAGGTTTTGGATAAAAAGTTCGGAAAATTGGCGCATTATGCAGCATGGGAACTCAAAAGAAAAAATGCCAATAACGCCAATGTCAATGACCCAGATGACGATGTTCAAGAGCTAAGAATTGCCTTAGTCAGGGCGGGCAGCTATTACAAAAGGCAGACATATATCGAAAGCTGTTTTGATGTTCTTAACAAATACATCAAAGATAAGTTCATTATGAAAGTTTTTATCGAGCTGACAATTTTGTGGGAAAATCGTCGTCGTCATGGAGCTAATCGTCAGAAATTTGGTCTGCATCAGCAAATCATTCTTGATCAATTAGTTAATAAGTACGTTCCAGAGAAAGAGCGACCAAAGCGAGATAAAGTCCTCAATTTGGATCTAAAATTTACAACTTATTGCAAACAAATCATTTGGAATGCCCAAAAGTCTCTAGGCAAAAAAATCACGAGAGAAAAGTCTTGGAGAACTGGATTGGTTTCGCTTTCGGACTATGATTATTTAGCCAATAATGCTATATAATGCTATGTTTATATAAAACAAGAAGAATTATTTCGATTGTATATTGCAGAAAATAGTGCAGATCGCTGGGCATTTATTACTATTTTTTTAGTAATTTTAAACTATAACAAACAGTGCAGATCGCTGGGCATTCCCGGCTTTTATGGCACATAGGGGGACTGATGGGCGGAATTAGAAGACCGGTTGAAATTGTGCGTGTTATGGTTCCATATCGAGACTATCCGCACGAAAAAGGATCTTTGGAACTTAGTCATGGATGGAGTGAGGTGTTTGTTCCAACAACACAACAGCCACGTAATGTATGGTTAAACCTAGACAATCATGAGGGAATACAGTGCTGTCTTGGTCAAGTTAATATGATTAGTACACACAACACACCAGAAGGTTTTGTCGTGATTGCCAATATTACCTCAGAAAGTACGTATGTGAAATGGATCGCCGAGTTTGTTTGATTAATCGTCGGAGTTTTCATGAAAAAAGTAATGGTAGTTGGCTTTTATGGAAAATTCAATATTGGCGATGAAAGCTACAAACTTACATTTCCAATGCTGTTTCCTGAATACGATTTTGTGTTCAATGATACTGGGACCGCTGATGTTTGTATTCTCGGCGGCGGAAACATTTTATCTGAGAGTTATGTTCGCATTGCACTTGATGCTAAGGTTGAAAAGAGATATGTCTTTTCCGCATCTGCAAATAATCACTCACCATTCTCACTTCTTAAAGAATTTGACGGCATTGTTGTTCGTGATAAATCCTCATATCAGCTTTTAAGAGATAATGACGTTCCTTGTTATTTGGGGGCTGATTCGGCTTTTTGCCTTCAACCAAACCCATCCGCAGGAAAAGATTTGTTGCAGACGATGTTTTCAGAGAACAAGATCGATCTTTATTCAAAAGTCGTAGGAGTTGTTCTTAACGGGCATTTAGGGCAAGCTAAGGACGCACAGCTTGCCAGAGATTTTCTTACATTGAATAAAGCTGCTCAAGATATTGCTGCGGTAGCTGATTCGACTCCAGCTAGTTTTGTATTTTTTCCCATGTCTACCGGTGCTCCTTATGACGACAGGGTAACAAACGGGTTAATTTCAAGTCGTTGCAAGTTTTGGAAGAAAAACCTTTCAATTTACGAAAGATTGTCTGTCCAACAGACCCTTGATGTCATTGCAGCTTGTGATGTTGTAATTAGCACTCGTTTGCACTCAACAATTTTTAGTATTTTATCCGACACACCTTTTATTGATTTATTGCATCATGATAAAAATGAATCATTCCTAAATACTTGTGGCTTGGAAAATTTCGGTCTTTCTTATTGGAGTTTTGGCTCTTCTCAATTGAAAGTTCTTGTGAATGAAATGATTTCAGATAAAAAACCAGAATTAATACAAGCTAAAAAATCACAAGAAAAGTTATTGCGGGAAAGCCTAAAATATGTACGTTTCGATCAATCAAGCAGGAATGATACAGGCGGTTTCTAAAGATAAAGCCATTCGTATCGGCGGCAACAAAACCATTTATGTGCCGGGCTTGGAAGAAAACAAGTCTCTGGTCGGAAAGAAGGTTGTTGTAGGAAATGCAAAGCCGTTGAGTAAACTGAAGGTTGCCGGGATCTGTAATTGGGGCGATCAATGTGGAATCGCAACTTATAGCGAGCAACTAATTCCAGAACTTCGCAAACATGTCAAAGAAGTCAAGATATTTGCAGAAACTATGGAAGGTGCTCATGATGATGTTGAACGCTGTTGGAAACGTGGGCAGAGTTGCATTGATTTAGCTCAACAGATCATTGATTATGGTCCAGACATAATATTCATCCAACATGAATTTGGAATTTTTCCAAAAGCCACTCATTTCCTTAAATTACTTGAAATGTTTAATAACATTCCTTATGTGATTACTTTGCATTCGGTTTATGAGCATCTTGATAAAACAATTTGCACTTCTTATATCAAAAACATCATTACTCATAATCCAAATGGAAAAATATGTTTGGAGAGGCTGGGTCATCGTAATGAAGTTTTTGTTTTGCCGCATGGTTGCAACTTATATGAAAACACACAGCAATTGTGGAATATATTTCAAAACGAACGCACGATTATTCAATTTGGGTTTGGTTTTGATTATAAAGGTCTTGATTGTGCAATAGAGGCTGTAAGTATATTGAAGAACAGATCAGAAGAGTTTAAGGATATATTTTATTGTTTCTTGTGCAGCGAGAGCAATCACACACGTTCAATTCAGGCTCGATATTACAATGAGATTAGAGATCTAGTTGAAAAGAAAGGGTTACAAGATAACGTAGTTGTGTTGCGTGGCTATTTGTCTGAGCAGCACATGCAGAACTTCTTGAGGACTGCTAAGTTGGCGGTCTTCCCATACAAGAACGATCCGAAGAATACGGTTTATGGGGCATCTGGTGCGATTCGCAAGGCGATGTCAAATGGCATTCCCGTGATCGCTAGTGACTGTCATTTGTTTGATGATCTCGATGGAGTTGTTCCACGACCAAGCAATCCAGAAGAATTAGCTGATGAGATCGCTAAAGTATTCACATCTGGAGATTACAGGAACTCATTGTTACAGAAATCAAAAAACTTTGTTACAGAAAACTCATGGCAAAATGTTGGGTTAAAATATGCAGAAATCCTTGCTCAGTTAACACAGGATAATTCTGATGTGATTCGAGTTGACAACATTGATTGTGTTCTTTAAGATTGTTTGATTACAATCAACAACTCAAAGGGACATCAATGGCTACAAGATCTTTTATTCGAACCGGAAACCTTAAGGCAAAGAATACTGCTGAAGAAGTCATGCAGTGGTATGCAGATTTACAGTCGGACTACCGTTCTTTTTTGAATTTATTTTTTGGGTGGATGGCAATTGGCTATGGCACAAATGCCGAAGATGAAGTGTTTTACACATCTAAAGAAGAATCCGAAAGATTGAGATCATTAACAATCGGTGACGCCAAAAAAGAACAGTTGGCAGTTAGTTTTATTGAACTTCTTCTTAAAGGAGGTGAAAATGCTTCTTCTTGTTACAATGTTTTCTATAGAAATTACAAGTCTCTGGGGAAGGCTAAATTAACACAAAAAAAGAATGATTTTTTGTCAGCCTTGCCTTTGCTCGATGAAAACAAGATTAAAGAATACTTCAAGACCGATGAACAACTTTCTCAAATTTGCATTGAAGAATGGTTGGAATATGGAGTTAAAAATTTACCACTGCCTGAAATTTGGGCGGAAGTGTCTCCCAGATTGGCATCAATTGAAAGATCGCTAGGAGTGGATCTCAGATTGGCATTTGGATTGTCTTGCATTCGTTCAAGAGATTGTAATTATTGTCGCATTCTCATAGAGATGGTTGGCAGGGATTTGAGGTCCATTTTCGAGAAGTACAACAACCATTTGTTGGAAACAGAAAAGATTAAACTGTCGATGAATGATAAACAAGGGCCTGTTTATGATTCTATTTGTTGTTTTGCAGCAGAATTAGAATCGAAAAATTCAGGTCTCACAAAGTATGTTTTGACAAAAGGCATAGATCATGTAAAAAAAGGAACTGGAGAAAAAACAGATATCAGACTTGCTGTTAAAGAACTTAAGAAGAATAAATACAGGATTCTGATTGAATCATCATATTCAGAAATTATGTCAGCTTATTCTTGCTGGAGGACAAAGAAACAGTTAGAAAAAAGAAAATTGTATCCTTGTTTCGATCCAAATAGAAATGACTATAAAGTTCCTGTAGGGCAGGGATCTCTAGGAAACTTCACTGTGTCAGTTGAAGATTCTGGCGATGTGCTTATTGAAATCGTCGGTGTCGGAGTCATAAGGTGTGCTGCATCTTGTTATTTCAGCGGTATTGTTTTTGATGAAATTAGGAATAAAAATGGTCGTACTGGTTATTCTTTGAATTTCTGTCATAAGTCGATAAGTAAAGGCAAGAAGGCCGTAAAAGCAGCATCTCATACAGGAGATAAAATTTCTGGGGTTCTTAAAGAGATTGGTTTGCGTAATACAGATTCTGGGTTTTTTGTATCACTCCCTTATTCGATTCATCACGACGAGAAAAACTTCAAAATTGCAGAATTTTTTATGTCGGCTTGTCCAAAGAAAGAAAATGTAGAGAATCTTCCTGACAAAATAGTCGTCGGAGCTATTGATCTGAATGTGTCAAATCCTGTCGCTGCCGTTAAAGCAGTTGTTTATCGTGACGACAAAAGCGGACAGTTAAACGCTTTAGATTATGGTTCAGGGAATCTCATTAAAAAACCATTCATGTTGGTGGCAAATGGTCCAAGAATCAAAAATTTGATAGAAATCAGAGACGATGCCAGACGTGTTATTGGAGCAATCAGAGAATTTAAAGTTTCTAACGCAGTTAAAGAACATGTGGGTGAAGACACTCGTGATTTTTTGATTTTATGTGGAGACACAAAATCTTCTTCAACTCGATATTTAATTCAGTCATGGGTTAAAAAAATCAATTCTCGCTTGAGAAAAATTAAGTTTGAGATGCGTTCTGGAGGATATCGTGATTGTGCAGATAATATTCGTTTGATTGAGGCTATGGATCAGTGTGCTTCAATGGCTGAATCTTATAATAGAATTCATTTGAAATCGGGAGAAAAACTGGTAAAAGTCGCAAAGTTTGATAAAAGCAGAGCAAATTTCAGAAATTTTGTTTTGAGACAACTTGCGTCAAAGATTGCCAATGAAATGAAAGATTGTAATGTTGTGTTTGGAGAAGATCTTGATTTCATATTTGATTCAGACAAAAACAACAATGCTTTGTTGCGTTTGTTTTCGGCGGCGACATTATTAAAATACATTATAGAAGCTCTTGAAAAAATTGGAGTTGGTTTTGTAAAAGTCGCCAAGAATGGCACTTCACAAAGCGATCCTGTTACTTCCAATCCCGGATGGCGTGATGACAAAAACAAATCTAGGTTGTATGTTGTCAGAGACAAACAATTGGGTTGGATTGATTCAGATCTGGCTGCCACGATGAATATTTTGATTCAAGGTTTAAACCATTCTGTTTGTCCATACAAATTCTATGTCAAGGAATATGAAAATAAGCCGAATTCCACTCAGGATAGCATCAATGCGATTAAGAAACCTGAAGAAGCCATTGGCAAGCGTATTAAGAGATTTTTCAATTTGAAGTACGGTTCTTCTGTCCCTAAATTTGTTTCGGATGATAGAGGTCGAGTTACATTTGCAAAAAAAATTGATAGCACTCAAACTCGATTGATTAACCAGTTTGTTTATGCACATTCCTCTTGTATTGTTACTTGCGAACTGCACAACGAGATGGTAAACAAAATCAAGCAATTAGCCGTGGAGAAGCCGAATTGCCAAGAATTTGACGTAACATGTGATCCAGATGGAAGATACAACAATTTTGCCTTACCAGAGGTGCATGATTCTTCAAAAGATGTTGGTGCTAAAGCACTTACGACAAAAGACGTTGACTTTAAAACGATTTTGAAAGATCATACGGCTTAGTTGTGCCACGTGCATGATTTTTGAATGTTTATGTTGTTTGGCTGATTGGACTTACGAAGACAGCAGTGCTGATGCTATTCAATAGGATAGAATCAAGGCACGGCTCTGAAGGAAAGATAAGTTTTGCTGTCTTAGAGGTGCTGATGCTATTCAATAGGATAGAATCAAGGCACAGCAAGCGTCTCGTAAAGAAAACGATCGTCAAGATGTGCTGATGCTATTCAATAGGATAGAATCAAGGCACTCACAAACTTAACTGCTGCTGTCTGTGTGACCAGCAGTGCTGATGCTATTCAATAGGATAGAATCAAGGCACAAAGGACATACGCTTTGAGTTTTGGGGGGTATACGTGCTGATGCTATTCAATAGGATAGAATCAAGGCACTGGGGGGTTAATTTCGGACGCACCAGCAGAAAAAGTGCTGATGCTATTCAATAGGATAGAATCAAGGCACTAGAAACTGGAGATTTATCAGCAGGTGGATACACGTGCTGATGCTATTCAATAGGATAGAATCAAGGCACTATCCTGATGAGATCAGAGAACTTGAGCGACAAGCGTGCTGATGCTATTCAATAGGATAGAATCAAGGCACCAACAGGTTTGCGTGGATGTGCGGAAACGGAATTGTGTGCTGATGCTATTCAATAGGATAGAATCAAGGCACAGCAGATATACACACTGGAAAGGTCAGACACTAAAGTGCTGATGCTATTCAATAGGATAGAATCAAGGCACTCACAGCCAACTGCCTACTTTGAGCAATTGATCACGTGCTGATGCTATTCAATAGGATAGAATCAAGGCACTCTTGAGTTGGTCAAAAACACAAATAGAACCAACGGTGCTGATGCTATTCAATAGGATAGAATCAAGGCACTCCTCTCAACCTCTCTCTTCTGGAATACACACACCAGTGCTGATGCTATTCAATAGGATAGAATCAAGGCACCTATCACCCTGACGGCGGCAATGAGGTGCTGATGCTATTCAATAGGATAGAATCAAGGCACATTTGACTCCGCTTGTTGAGTGTCGGTTAGTAACAGTGCTGATGCTATTCAATAGGATAGAATCAAGGCACTTGTCAGATAAGATTTGAGTCTTCTTCCCTCACAAGTGCTGATGCTATTCAATGGGATATAATCAAGGCACGGAAGTCACTACAGGTCGGGGAACTCACTTCTATTTTGTGCTGATGCTATTCAATAGGATAGAATCAAGGCACTAGACACAATGACACGACAAGAACAGTTAAATTCATGTGCTGATGCTATTCAATAGGATAGAATCAAGGCACGTTACTCACTGGACAAGATTCGAATCTTGAAATCAGGTGCTGATGCTATTCAATAGGATAGAATTAAGGCACTTTGATTGCCGACAAACGGTGAAAAATTGCCCCTCGGTGCTGATGCTATTCAATAGGATAGAATCAAGGCACGTGTCCACTGAAGACTCGGGTGTGCTGATGCTATTCAATAGGATAGAATCAAGGCACCAGTTAGTGATGTCAAAAAAGGGTTTGGTGCTGATGCTATTCAATAGGATAGAATCAAGGCACAAAGCAACCGACGACAGCGGTCAAATTGCTAGGATAGAATCAAGGCACTTGAAACCTTTGATCTCACAAAGGTCTTTGATCCTCGTGCTGATGCTATTCAATAGGATAGAATTAAGGCACCAGCAAGAGACCAGTAAGTCATCAAGTGTCAAAAGTGCTGATGCTATTCAATAGGATAGAATCAAGGCACGAATCAGACTTACTGTGCTGATGCTATTCAATAGGATAGAATCAAGGCACGCAAAGTACGTTGGCAGAAGAGCCACAAAAAGAACAAGTGCTGATGCTATTCAATAGGATAGAATCAAGGCACTAAAAGACCGATTTTTCTTGTGCTGATGCTATTCAATAGGATAGAATCAAGGCACTTGCCTGCACAGTTCAGATTTCTTATTCAAGCTGACTAGACGAAATTCAGACTTTTCTGTAATATCTCGGCTAACAAGCCTAGTTAAAGAAGAGGTATAAATGAGTGATATTTTTGACGATCCAACATTATCTGATCCAGACGAAGACGGAACTGATGTTAAGTACAGTTGGGATGAGGAGTTTCAGAGACACATTATCGCTCTTGTTCTTTGTGACAGACAATTTCTGTTGCAATCTTTAGACCTTATAAAGCCAGCGTATTTCACAAACAAAGCACATCAAAAAGCCGCATTTTTAGCATTTAATTTCTTTAAGAAATACCGAATACTTCCGGGCAAAGATTTCATTGTCCAAGAAATAAAAAGCAGTCTTAAGGACAATAAAGCTTTATCTTATTACATTGGTGAAATTAATACTCTTTATGATTATTTTCAGCCGGGATTGGATGCTCGTGAATACTTGCAAGACAAAATCACATACTTTGCAAAGATTCAATCAGTAAAACAAGCATTTACTAATTCGCTGAAAGAAATTGACAAGAGTCCTGAATCGGAAGAAACTTGGACAAAAATATATGAAATGATGCGTACAGCGATGACAACGCATCAGAATTTTGAAGTAGGTCTTGATTATTTCAAGACAATTCAGCAGAGATATGCTGATATGGTTACAGATGAAGAAGATAAAGAACGGTTTATAACTGGGCTGGAATCCATTGACAAATCAATCAATGGTGGCGGTTATGGCAGAGGTGAAATCATCTCATTTGTTGCTGGTTCAGGGGTTGGAAAATCAGTAATGTTGGCGTGTCTTTCAGCTACAAATTTAATGCGTGGCAAAAAGGGCGTGTACATTTCTTTGGAACTTGCAGAAGTTAAAGTGGCAGACCGCATGGATTCCATTCTTACTGGTTTTCCAGTGCAAAACTTATATGGGCATCGTGAGTCCATATTTGAAGAATTGGCAAAGATTGAAGGCGTAGATTATGAATCTAAAATGCCATTGGTAATCAAGCAGTTTCCGGCTGGCACAGCTACAGTAAACACTGTTAGAGCCTATATTTCACAACTCAGGTTTCATGGATTTGATCCAGATTTTGTGATTGTGGACTATGTTGGCGAAATGGCCGACATGCCCGGAATGAAGACTTACGAGAGTCGTGAAAAAACTGTTCGTGATTTGCGTGCTTTGGCTACAGAAGAAAATGTCTTTGTAGCAACTGCTATGCAGCCTAATCGTGGATCGAAAGAAGTTCAGAAAAATCAGGGCGGTCGTCTTGATGATGAACATTTGGCTGATTCATTTGGTCAGATACGACCATTGGATGGATGTTTTTCTATAATGCAGAATGATGGAGAAAAATTGCTTGGAATTGGAAGGATGTATGTAATTAAGCAACGTGATGGTTTGAGTCGCTTCCAAATTTATCTTGGCTTCAATAAACAAAATCTAAAAATTACAGAAATACATCAATCCACATATATGCAACTGCTTAACTCTCATAAAGAAAGTGTAGTTGATGATGTAAAAATGGATCACATCATTAAGCCGTTTGCACCAGAAGATGATGAAATCCTTCCAGCGGTTGACGAAAAAGAAGACTAAAGAATCGTACTTGTTTTTCCGACAAAAAAATGATAAAATTACATTAAGGCATATATAAAACATACAAAAAAGAAAGGTAAATCATGTCAAGAAAAGAGAAGTTAGAGTTTGCAGGAGTTATTGTTGAAATTGATCCAGAAAACCTTCGTTTCAATGAAAACAATCTGTCTCAATATATTCAGACTGAAGCTGGTTACTACGACAATTTCGGAGCTTATCTCTCATTAGCTGAGAAGAATTTACAGAACTTCGAATTACGCCATGAAAAACTGTCGGCTGATCGATTTATTGAAGCAAAGGAGTCTGGCGGCAGTGACAAGTTAGCTGAAGCAAAGGCAAAGGCTGATCCAGATGTTGTGGCTTTTAAAGAGAAAGTTAATGATGCAAAATATGCTGTCAATAGATTGAAGCAACATTTGCGTGCTTGGGACAAGAATCACGACAACGCTCAGAGTTTGGGGCACATGCAACGCAAGATGATGGATAAGCTCAATAGTGACATCATGGGTGGCAAAGGTTACATGCACAGCGGAGTTAATGATGATTTGATTTCAGAAACAATCAAGTCTTATAGTGAAGATGAAAAAGGCGGATTCGCAGATGACTTACGTTCTGCGATGTACTGATGCTATTCAATAGGATAGAATCAAGGCACTTTCTTAAATTATGTAATTCATAAGTGTAGATATGTTTAAGTCCGTCATCTGCCAATTCGAATAGTTATGAGACTAACCTCAATGATGTTTCAAGCTGGATTGCAGAGAGGAAGGCTAATGAGGAAGTTTGTTCATTCTTTGTGCAAATCGCTGGGAATTCCCAGCTTTTATGCACTGTATGAGTGAAAGCTTGTGCCGAACTCAAATAAAACCAGATGAGAGACTATGCTTGTTGTGTTAACAGTATGGTCTCTTTTCGTTTTCAAATTACAGGTACAAAAATGCTTAAAGGAATAATCACAGTAGTAGCCGTATTTTTTGTGACATCTACATCGTTTGGTGGAGAATCATGGCACGCAAAAGAATTTGAAGTTAGAGAAAAACCAAGTGTTGTCTCAACATGGCTAAAGGCTCATCCAAAGGAAGTCGCTAGATCAACTGGCGGAGAAATAATTTCTAAGGATGGAGACAATATACGATTAAGACAAGATACACAAAAAGGTATGATGGAATTCACAGTGCGTGAATCCTCTTCTGATTCTGGAGACACTTACAATTACAGTTCAAAACTTATTGAAGTTCATAGTGGATTGATTGAAGACCAAAAAACAGTAATCAAAGTTGAACCATATCGTGGTGGATCAAAAATAACGATTGAGTTGTCTGCTAGTGTTAGAAACACAAAGCCAATTACAATAAAGCCGGAATTGACAAAATCAGCAAAAGGCTTTCAACACATGCTAGAAAGAAATTTTAGATAATGAGAAGGTCCATTGAAGTAAGATCACTTTCGGATGCTCGCAAGTTTGTATGTTCTGTGCCATGGGCAGGCATTAGCATTGTTGACAATGTAGGCGAAAACCCGATTCTTTCTAAAGAGAATCGGGTTGGTCTATTAAACATGTCATTTGAAGACATTGATTTTCCTCGACCAACAACGCCTCCTGAGTTGATATTTGACGCACAGAAGGCTAAGCAAATTTTGGATTTTGTCAAAGAGATGTGGCCGCAGGTAGAATGTTTCTTAGTTCATTGTCATGCAGGCATGTCACGATCTCCAGCCGTTGCTGCTGCAATTGAGAATATTTATCATGGTCGTGGAGAAGATAATTATTGGTTCGAAAGAAAGGTGCCGAACATGTCTGTTTATCGAACTATTTTGAACACGCATTATGAAATATCAACATCAGTTTGAGCAGGAGTTGCCTGCTTTTGTTTACGAAAATCATTAGCTAATTTTTGTTTTGCTTGAAGATTCTTTAATCGTTCTTCTGCGGCAGCTATATTGAAATCTTTCTTTGACATTGATGTGTGAGGTCCAGAGTTGGCACCGAATGTAGGTTGGATTTTTCCTTGACCCACTGTGTATGCTTCTTTTGCGACTCGTTCTGCTGGTATAAAAACCATCAATTTTGAGACGCCAGAACTATTATCGGTAGTTGGTCTTATTTCAACACCATTTTTCGTTCTGAACGCTCTGTCGATTATTCCGCTAGTTTGCTTTATAGCGTCAAGTGCTGTTGTTTTTAGCATATCTGCTGGAATGTGATATATTTGGGTTTCATCTTGATTCATAACAAAATAATGTTTTACAGATTGTCCTTTGTAATCACGACCTTGTGTTCTTGGATTGTTTAATTGATCTGCAACTGGCAGTTTTGGATCAAAGCCAAGAATTAGTTCATATGCTATATCATCACTACCTCGACCAGTTTTTCTCAATTTAATTTGAACTGGTTCGCTGGGATTTCCGTTGAGGTATCCGTCAATTTTCAACTTAGTGTCAAGTGACATCATGTTATCGACTGTGACGATTTTGATTCCGTGATTGAGAAGTTCATCTTTAATAAATTTCTCTCCAATATCTTTTCCTTGTTTTAATCTTTCATCTTTTGATAAATGGCTGAAATCGTGTCTGACTATTCCAGTTGATTCTATGAATTTTTTAAAATTTCCCATATCTTATGTATAATAAAATTTGTCGAAAATTTCAATACTAAAACATAATATGAATAGTTGTCACTATAGTATGAAAGATGGGGGTTATGTGTCTGATTGACAAGAATTAGACACAACTGCGGCTAGACATGATGTCATTACTTGTGCCTATGCTATTCGTAACGATAGTATCAAGGCACTCTCGAAAGTGCCTTCATCTAACTGAGAGTGTGACAGAAGAAAACTTCTGTCACACTCTTTTTGTTTATGGACTCTGAATTAATTCGCAAACAACTTGAGTTAGGCTTAATATCTCCAGATATTTTGTTGTCTGGGACCAAGCTTATAGACGAATCTTCAAGAAATGCTGGAGATTACAAGGATGGCAACTACTTGCCGTTTTATTACCATCTTGGAAAACAGCTTAAATCAAAAAATGTTTATCAGATTGGAGCCAAACTTGGACTTGTAGGAGCATGTTTCCTTAAAAGTTGTAAGACAGTTGAAAGTTGGCTGGCGATGAACAACGACAAAACATTTACTGTTCAAATAATTACAGCCAATTTGAAGTTAAACACGAAATATTTTAATGATATTATGCCCGGTCCTATTTCTTGTATATCATTTACGGATGATATATTGGAAACTGAGATTCCTAATGCAAAGAAATTTTCTGGATTCGATCTTGGGTTTCTTACAGAAAACTTTGGAGAAGAAAAATATCTGAAACATCTGAATTTCTTGTGGAAATTTTTGGTTCCAGAAGGATTATTAGTCGCAGACTATATAACAGAACATGATGTTTTTCACGAGTTTTGCAGGGTAAAAAACCGTGAACCAATAATTTTTAACACTCGTTATGGTGTAGGCATTATCCAGAAATAAGGTAACAGGAGAAAAAATGGGATACGAAATCAATTATATTTTCCATCCACGCAAAGAAGATGGTGGCTATAACACAGATGTCAAAGAAGACAAGACTGTTAAAGTCGGAAAAGCATTCGACGATATGCCGTTAGAGAAGTGTGCTGCTGCCATCATGGCTCAATTAGCTCGTCGAGATGTTTGGGTTGTGGATGTTAAAGTTTATGAACTCATCAAGAGCGAGATAAATTTTAAAGAGGCGGCTGATGGACGTGGGATAATCTTAAAGAACAGAAAATACAATTTGGGAAGCACTGCTGAAGCGTTGGCTGAAGATTTGATTGAAGAAATTCAGCCACAAATTCAAGGAATGATTGTTCCTCCCGGAATGCAACCTCATGAAATCGCTGCGATGCAAAGACAAAAAACTTCTACAGATATGTCAAATCTATATGACGGGAACAGTAGGGTTCCAGTAAAACAAAATCCAAGACCGCAGGTTAATCAAAACAAAGTGATTTATTATGTGTATTTTGAGCCGCTTCAATGGACGAATGAAGCTAGAAAGAACAAGTTGAGATTTACAGAAGACAAGAAATATTCTGTTCATGCTGTAATTCCTAAGAAGACTGCCACTGGCGATATAAGGTTAGATGCTCAAGAAATTGCTTTGACTGATGATGAGGGCAAGGTAATGATTCTTGATGAGAAATACTTTACTGTAGCTGGGAGGGGGTTAATTGCAGATGAGCAATTGGGGTTTTCAGGATCAAACGGAAGAAGAGATTCAAGACCAAAGCTTATGCACGAAAACGAACTCACAATTGGCAATCATCAAGAAGAAAGGCAGCCGCAGCCTTATAAGCAGGTTCGGAGGCTTAATCAAACGGATATTCCTGCTGGAGTCCCGTTAGATGATGGAACCATACCGGAAGAATTATTTCAAGTGCCGGATTTGCGGCCTAACAGAAGATAAGAAAGAAATATTATGACATCTAAACAACAAAAAAAGTTGCAGAAGCGTGTGTCTCGTGAAAGAGACACACGCAAGAAAATTCTCGTAAGACGAGAAGCAATACGTGCTCCAATTCGCAAAGAAAAAGAAGAGATTCTTCGCCAGAAGAGAGTTAAAAAACTTCAGCGTGATTTGGAACAGTTTGATCAAGTGATGACAGATCGTGAAATGTTTGAAGCAAGTGACAATACTTTGAGTCAGCTTGAAAAGAATATTGCGATTCTTAAAGCACTAGAAGAAGAACACAATCGAGAGATAACACAAAAAGAGAAGATCAATGAGAGGCTTGAATCTGAAGGATACTACACTTTGGAAGAAAAAATGAATGCTGCTCGTGAATTTTATGAATCAGATATGGGTGTCGGCGGATCTTCTGGTGCGAGTTTTTCTGTAAACAAACCGATGAAAGACACGGCAGAAATTTCTGTAATAAAAGCTCCTTCGAATGAATCTACAGAAATTTCTTAAACAATGCTAAAGTCCATTGACCCGTTTTGCGAAAAGAACTATAACATAAACATCTGAAACACATTGTTACAGATACTTTTCTATTTACGGAGTAAAAACCATGTCAGATTTTGGAACACTCGATCTCGAAGAAATGATGGGCGAAGACGCTCGTCTCAGTGAATCTGGTCAAGCGAATTTTCTTGACCAGTTCGTCCCAATGCCGGATGTAAAGCCCGGACAAACAGGCACTCTTTGTATACGAATTTTGCCCCCAGTGCGTTCTGGGAAGCTTTATCAGTATAACAGAACCCATAAAATGAACGGTCGCAGCATTCATTGCCCTCGTCCGCTCGTTAATGGAAAATGGGAACGATCCATTGCCTGTCCTGTTTGTGATTATTACAGTGGTCTGTGGGCACAAGCGGACAAGTTGGAGAAAGCTGGTCATGTTAATGAAGCCAATAAGCTAAAAGAAGAGGCTCGTAACATTAAGCCAGTTGAGCGTTACTATTACAACGCAATCGTCCGTTCAATGCCGGGTGATGGGGGAGCAATCCTGACGAACGTCGGGCCACGAATTCTTAGCGTAGGCAAGTTGTTGCATAAGCAACTTATTCGTGCCATTGTTGGAGAAGAAGGTGATCCAGATTCTAAGCTGGGCAACTTCACAGACCTCAAGTCTGGTTATGACTTCATCATTCGAAAGGAAGTCACCAGTGGAGACGGTTTTCCGAAGTATGATCGGTCTGGTTTCGCTCGCAGCACTTCTCCTGCTGGAAATCCAGAAGAAGTTAAGAAGTGGGCAGAAGCACTTCACGACTTGACAAAACTTCGCAATCCTCGTGATCTTGAAGTTTTGGAAAAAGAACTAGCGATCCATCGTGGATTGATTCCTGATGATTTCGAGAAGTTCGATACTAACAGTTTTGATGCCAAGTGGGGCAAGAAGGCTGCTGAAGAAGTGCAAGAATTGATGGATCACAAGCCGGGCGGTGTGTCCGTTCCTGCTGGAGTTCCAGCCTCTGAAACAGTCGCCTCTGAAACAAGCGTCTCGACAAAGAGCGAAGATATTCCCATCGAAGATGAGGATTTCTTAAGTGCTCTTGAAGATATGGAAAAGTAAACCTTTTCTAAAGAGGAGCGGATGAGTAGTCCGCTCCTCATTTTTTTACTAAAAGCTTGTTTTAAGAGGGATATTATTATTATTATGGCAAAGAAGAAAATAACAGACGCATCAGTCGTGGACATGGATGCGGCATATGCTGCTATTGCAGAAAAAACTGGTGGAGACACTCTTGATTGTCTTGAAGACATCAAATTTTTTATTGACACTGGAAATCTTTCGATCAATTATTCCTGCTCTGGTAGGTTTATTAAAGGCGGCATTCCGGGAAACAGAATCACAGAAGCATATGGTCCAGAGGCTTCTGGAAAATCACTTATTGCGTCAAATTGTTTGTTTGGAGTTCAACAAATTGATGGATGGGCTGTGATCTTGGATTGCGAAAATGCAACAAATGCAGATTTCATGAAAAAAGTCAGCCATCTGAATTTGAAACGAGTTATACGTTACGCACCATCATCTTTGGAGCGAGCATTCAGACAGATTCACACTACTACGAAAGAAATTCGTGATAAAGAAAAAGAATTAGGAATTGAAAGAAAACCAATTCTTTTTGTATTTGACTCTTTAACTGTTCCGCCTTGTGAACGTGAACTGAGAGAAAATAAACTTCCGATGGATTATAATCCTGCTCAATGGAAGACGATTGTAGGACGTCAAGAACAGCCGGGAGAAAGAGCTAAAGTAATTTCAGCAGAGATGCGTAAATTACAAGCAATGGTTGTTGAAAACGACGTAACAGTTTACCTCATTAATCAGACTCGTGATAAGATTGGCGTTATGTACGGAAACCCAGAAACAACGCCGGGTGGAAATGCAGTGAAGTTTTATGCTTCTCTAAGAATGAGAACATCAGCTAAGAAAAAGATTGAACACAAGAACTTGGAGAAATTTTCTGGCATCAACATGCAGGTAAAAAATGTAAAGAATCGTTCTTGCCGTCCATTCATTGTAGCTGATGATATTAAGTTGTATTTCGATGATGGAGTAGATCCATTGAGTGGTTTGCTTAACTGTTTAATTTCTGATGAGAGAATTACAGGCAAAGGCACCTATTCAGTTGCAGAAAATTATTTGCCAGAAGGACTGGCTGAATATAAGTTTAAAGCAAAGAAGTCAGATAATAGAGTTCCTATCCAAGTTCTGCTTGATTGCCCAAAGTTAATTGACGCAGAAACAGAAGCTGAAGTTCAAGAGTATCTTGATAGATGGGGCGGAGGATTAATGGCTACTGAGAGTGGAGAGTACGGAGAAAAGAACGTACAATTCGACGCTGATGGAAATCCATTTGAAACTGGTGGATATGACGATGAAGAAAGCGAAGAAAGCGAAGATTAAAATACTTTTCTACGATAGTAAGGCAGATGGTCAATACTGACCATCTGCCTTTTTTCGTAAGTAAAAATATAGTTTGATACCATCCTCATCAAGAAAGCTTCGCCTCCACCAAGCAATAATTCCCCTGACCGATTTTCTTGACTTGTTTTCCGCTTCTTACCATTTGTTTTCTAACGGCAGATAAGTGATTACACAGACAAGCGTCGGTAATTTCACAATTTTTGTATTTTTTCTTAAGGTCTTTCAACGATACCGGATTTCCTTCTGACAATTTTTCGTAAATATACTCTCTAATTTTTTTGGCATTATTCAAAATAGAGCTTCTTGGGCGGCTTTTTGGATAAATCTTCTCAATAATCTTGATATCCATTTCTGTGTTGTAATCAAGGTTACATATTGCACCGGCGAGATTTTTTAGATGGTTTATGATTTCGCCTTTTAATACTTCCACTTGATACACTTCTGCATGGAACGTTTTTACAAATTCAATAATAGACGGCATATTTTTTTCATTGACAAGAAACTTCCTCTTGTCCGGGGTTTTTACAAGCAAACAGTTATTCATAATTCTCCCTTGACATGGATTGACTGATAGTTACATTATATCTAAAATATCAAGATATGAACAGACCTATTGATTGTCGATCTTTAAGAAGATTTGGCGTAGAAATTGAACTCAATACTTTGGATGGTCTTATTAAAAGACCAGATCCAGATGCTGGGGAAATACCGAACGGTGCAGACTATGTGGCTTGCATTGTAAAGAAAATATCTAAGGGAAAAGTTGAAATAGCCCCATGGGATTTTGTTCACAACAATAATAACTGGATCATTAAACATGATATGAGTTGCGGTTTTGAGATTAACACGCCTGTGTTAAAAGGGTGGTATGGTCTAAATAATCTAATACGTGTTGTAGATGAACTTTCTAAAGACCCAAAAATAAAAGCTAATCATCTTTGTTCTTTACATGTGCATGTTAGTGTAAATGATTTAGACTTACAACAGATGGCATCTGTAATTGCCTATTATATTAAATGCGAACATGTATTTTTTGATTCTGTTCCATCTCAAAGGAAGATGAATCGTTATTGTCAGTGCATAAGCATGACAGATTGGTTTGGCACAGAATTTGATATGCGACCAATGGAGCTTGTAACTCGTATTTCTCAATCAAAATATGGTTCTATCAACACATTTCATTTTATCCGTGGTGGCGGATTTTCTGCTGGGAATGATCGTCGTCAAACAATAGAATTTAGAATTGCTGAGAATACTGCTTGTCTTGATCCATATTTTGTAAAGAATTGGATCAGGTTATTGATTCATTTTGTTGAAGTTACCAAATACAAAAGACTTCCAAGACCATATAGTTACGGCAATCAACATTCAGGATTAGCTTGGTTGGATTTCCAAGAAGTTTATAGTTTGCTGAAATTTGACAAGCCGTTGTCTCCGGGAATGCAGCAGGTTCGACAGTGGTTTATGGACAGAATTAGAAGAAATGGAGTGGATGCGGCAAATTCTGCAATATGGTCTAAATCTGGCCGCTCTGTTTGTCGAAAGCAGTTTTTAGAGATAGATTCAAATTTATCAAGGATCAATGATGTTGAAGACAATCTTTATGGACAGAAGTGGATCGCATGATGGGTACAAGCCGTTCAGAAAAACCTAATTTTTGGAACATTTTTCACTTGAAACCCTTTTTTTGTTGGCATTTGCATAGATTTATGTAAATTTATTGACAACTGGTACATACCCATAATGAACGATGATATTACACATTCTGTGGATTCTATGAAGGCGATGGCCGATCATTTAATTCCTTATACATTTCCAAAAGTTTCTTTTGAAGAAGAACAGAAAATTTTGTGTTTTAAGCAAAGAATTATTATGGTTGATGGTTATGAATTGATTGTTTGTTACAGTAAAGCTGATTATGAGCAGTATTGTTTAGAAACTTTACAAATACAATCTCCACAAGTTCCGTTTATTCCATTTAATATTGTGTGTAAAGTTGGGCAATTTTTTATGGGAAAAAAAAATTTGGCATATATTGATTTTTTTAGACACAATAGGAAAGTTTATTGTTGGGCTGTAAAATCCTTAGAAGAAAAGCGTTTGTCTCCGGGAAAGAAGACTAGCCCAACAAGTTATGAAGGTTTTGATTTTCATTTATTACACCCCGGAACTGTAGATTTGTTCTGATTTGAATGTGCTTTTGGATAAATACATTCAACGTCGTTTTATCGAGAGGCAAGCACAATGAAAAACGCTAAAGAACTCAAACTTCAGTATATGATGATTCAGCAACTTTTGGAAAATGGACATGTTTCTCTTTTGTTACCAGATGGTATCACCCTCGAAATTGGAATAACACAAGAAGACAAGCACGGTCAATTAAAGAAAGTTGATGATTATTGTTATGTTGTTTCAACATCTAAAGATGGCCGTTCAGCAATGTTAGATTCATTTAATTTGGGCTTGCAGTTTGAAGACGGCGACGATACGATTATTTGTGAAGATCGTGTGCTGGGCAATCATGGAACTCTTGTCCGCACTTTAGATGTTGTTTAGTAGTTTCCATTAAAAAATGGGTTCCATGTGATTCTTTAAGTTTGACCTCTCCGGACAATCTCAGGGATAATACATGCGTGCCGATGACGACTCCATTGTCCTTCGGCACACTGAACTCAATCCAAATTTCAAATTCTGGAGTAATTTCTGTAACTATAAATTTTGTTACAGACGCTCGGAATTGTATTTTAGGGATTTCTTTTTGTTGCAGCGTTTTGTAAGCTGCATTACGGGCGTATTCTAAGCATAGCCGTACAATTTGTTGGCGATCTAGGAATTCTGTCCAGTTCAACTGGAGCAACCGTTCCAGTTTTTCTGCAATCAATATTTTCATGTGAGGCATACCATGAGCAGGAATACAATAGTAGAGTTTGTTGGCTCAATTTCTGAGGAAGATCTACGCTTTCTCAACACTCGATTGAATGAAAGACTTCAGGGTGATATTGCAGAAGCATTGGATTTTATCAGCCATTTCAAGGCGATGGATGCAATGTTTGGGTCTGCAAAATCAGCCGATGAAGTTTATAACTTCTGCGATTTGATCACAGAAGTTTTACAAAAAGAGTACAAAAAACGAGGTGTTCAAACAGAACGTCGGTAATTAATAAATAAGTAAGGCGGGTAGTTCCGCCTTACTTATTTTCACGTCATTCAATAAGGAAAACAAGTATGTTTGGTCCATCGCTAGTAAAAGCAAAAGCAAAAGAATGGAAGTTTGTCAGCATTGATATCGAGACACTAGGTCTCGATGAAAATTATTGCGACATTATTGAATTTGGAGCAGTATTAGATGACTTGGACACTCCGCTGGAAGATCTTCCAAGATATCATTGTTATTTAACCAATGACAAAAACAGATATCAAGGAGAAATTGCCGCTATGGCTATGCACGGCACTATCTTTAAGAGAATTGCTAGCCGTGAAAAAGGTTACAACTATATTCCGACCGATATTCTTGATGAAAATTTTTCTTCATGGCTTAAAGAACATGGATTGGATAAAATTGTTATCATCGGAAAGAACTTTGCAAATTTTGACCTGAAATTTTTACAGAAGATTGGGTTTGGAAATTCTACAAATTTTCATCGGAGAATTCTTGATGTTGGTAGCATGTTCTACGATTCTGTCAAAGACATTGTTCCTCCTAATCTTGAAGAATGCTTAAGAAGAGCGAGAGTTGAAAAAACAGTAGAACACACTGCTGTTGAAGATGCACTTGATGTCTTGCGTTGTGTTCGTTATAAACAATTTCATTAAATACAGTTGCAAGCCACATCATAGGAGCGGCAATAATGGCTGAAGTGATTAGGATTAGTGATAGTTCTGCTTTGGTTCCAACAAAAGACTATGAGTATGCCTCATGGGAGTTTGATGACTTTAATCCAGTTCAAAGTCGTCTCATGGACACCTTTGCAGGAGACAGCAATGTTGCCATCGCAGCCGCAACATCAGCAGGAAAAACTATCTGTTCTGAAATGTATCTTGCTTACGAAATTCGCAAGCGTGGTGGCAAGGGAATCTACGTTGGACCATTGAAAGCTCTTGCTAGTGAAAAAGAACAGGATTGGACTGATAGCAAACATCACTTCAGCAACGTCAATACAGCCATTGTTACTGGTGACTTTAGATTCACTGGCAGCAGAATATCTGAGTTAGATAAATCTGATTTGATTGTCATGACTCCAGAAATGTTGGCAAGCAGATGTCGCAACAGTAAATCAGACAAGAGTAAATTTTTGGCCGATGTCGGAACTATCGTATTTGATGAAAGCCACTTGTTGACTGTTCCGAATCGAGGAGATCACATCGAGGTCGCTTTGATGAAGATGATGGACATAAATCCTAAAGTTAGGATTGTTCTGTTGTCAGCTACTATGCCGAATGTTGATGAGATCTGTGGTTGGATTACCAACCTGACTGGAAGAGACACTTACTTCTTGGAATCAGATTATCGTCCTTGTCCGCTGAGCATTCACTATGAAGCGTACTACGACGGCGATAAGATGTATGACGACAAAGAGAATCAGAAGATAAGTACGGCGTGCTCTATTGTCGATTATTATCCAAATGACAAATTCCTGATCTTTGTTCATACTAAGCGTACAGGAAATTTGATGGTTAAGGAGCTTGACCATCATGGAGTAATTGCTGAATTCCACAATGCTGATTTAGGTCTAAAAAAACGACGTGATCTTGAGGATCGTTTTAAGAATGATCCGAGTTTCAGAGTTGTTGTTGCGACTTCAACTTTGGCGTGGGGACTGAATCTTCCTGCTCGACGTGTAATTGTCACTGGCGTTCATCGTGGCTTGCAGTTAGTCGAAAATTACGATATCTGGCAAGAAGTTGGTCGTGCTGGTCGTCCAAAATATGATCCTCGTGGCGATGCGTATATTTTGGTGCCTGAGAGCAGCAAAGACGAACATATTGCCAGATTGAAAAAGAAGTCTCCAATTCGATCAACGATGTTGGAATATGTTGGAACAGATGAAAATCCACATTATAAAACCTTGGCTTTTCATGTTGTAAGTGAAATTCATCACGGAAGCATAAAAACAAAAGAAGGGTTTCATCAATGGTTTCGCAAGAGCTTGGCACATCATCAGGACCAAGACTTCAATGATGCGGTCGTTGACCGCACAATTAAAATGCTGGAACAGTGCAGAGCGATCGTTGTCGAAGATGGCGAGTACAAATGTACCGCTGTCGGAAAAGTCGCCTCAATGTTTTATTACAGTCCTTTTGATGTTTCTGATCTGCGACGTAACTTCAAACAGGTATTTGACCAAAAGCTTGAAGATAATGATTATGCCTTGGCGATGGCGATGGGCAATGTGGACACGAACAAGTGGGCTATCGCTAATCGTTATGAGAAAGAACAGATGGCAACATTCCAAGGAAAAGTCGAACGAATGTTCGGTGAATCGACATTTCTTCCGGGAGCAATTAAATACGGGTTCGTTTACTTCAACATGTTGAAGGGAAAGAAAAATGATGTATTTGCTGCTCTTCAAGGAGCAATGTTAGTCGATCTGGAACGAACGATGCAGGTCATTAATGCCCTCGACAATATGAGTTGTAAGTGGGAAAAACAAAATTGGTTTAAGACTTTTAAGATGCGTCTTCAATATGGAGTTGAAGCCGATCTAGTTGAATTGGTCCAGATTCCAAATGTTGGACACGTTAGAGCAAACAGACTCAAAGACAAGAAGATTAAAAGTCTTGGCGACTTCTTAAACTATGATGTTGGCACGATTGCCAAGATTATGAAATGTAGCACCAAGCTGGCTGAAGAAGCACTGGAAGGTGCTCGTTTGATAGAGTTGAAAGCGTCGATTGATGATTAAAGAACAAAAGCCAATGATTTTGTATCATTGGTGGTGCGATGAACCTACAGTTAAGCCATATCAAGATATGGCTAATCCAGTTGTTCTATCCATTGCCGTTCTACGGGAACACAATAAAAGTGTGCCTGTGACGGTTTTAGATCTTAGTCAAAGAGATACAGAGGATTGGGGTGTATTCCCAGAATTGCTTAACTTCAAAGTTGTGAAGTGGAATCCTCTGCTTAATTTGTCTTTGCCAAAATCATCAAAGTTGTGCTCACGTGTTTGGGATGTCTGGGCATATGCTCATCAGATTGGATATAATAAAATACTGTTCACTGATTCAGATATCTTCTGGCTTAAAAATCCTCTGCCTCTTAACGAACAAGAGGACAACGGAGATATCACAAAGTTCTATTGTTCTTCAAACACTGGAGTCTGGTACTTTGATAAAACCACTTCTGTTTCTAAAGAAGTGTTCAGTATTTGGAAAAACATTATCGCTCGTGTGATAATTGGAGACATAGAGTTCTTTGATGAACTAAGAGACAAAGTGCCAACTGCTAATGACCGATGCTTTCAAGATGAAGTCGCATTTGGATATCTCATTCTTCAATATCCAGAACTATACAATCCTGTTGGATACGAAGAGAATTACGTTGTTTATAGATTAAGAAGCGATAATGGAGATTTGAGCAGCATTAAGTGTTTACATGGACTTGGTGCTGTTCTTGGAAACAAAAGAGGTAGAATTTGTTTGGTGTTGAAAGAATTAAAGGATGCTGTAGAACGTGTCTTGACAATAGATCATTGCAAAATGATCTACGGAGATACAGATTATAAAGATGTATTGTCAATTTTTGACATCAAAAAAATAACTCATCAAAGATTGAAACATGTTCTTGAGTTTACTGGAAATGTTACAGTAGAAAAACTGTTTGAAGAGCTTAAGGAAAACATAGATGTATGAAGTTTTAATTGATACAGGCGATGGAAATTTGCGTTTTTTGTATAATTTTTCTACATTAATCAAATGTGCTTTTTTCATTAAGACATATGATCCAGAAGGCACTGCTCGAATGAGCGTTCGCAAAGTTGGATCTTCTGAATGTTTGTTATTTGACGAAATTTGGAATAAGAAAAAAGTGGTTAAAGAAGAAAATATTGTAAATTGGAATAAAGATGGATTTTAGACATCTTCGTTTTCATTGATTTCTTTTTCTTTGCCAAAAAATCCTTTTGGATATTGAATTTTAACAATGCCGTCTCCTTTGACTTTATCTCCTTTTTCGTTTTCAACCCAGAACTTCACTTCTTGAATATCGTCTGTAAAGTTTTCCATTGATTTTGTAGTTGGATCAAAATATTCGGATTCGTACATACATCTATCTTCTGGCCACATTGGCACTTTAAGCCTCTTTCCTTCATGAAGAACAACAACAGAGCATTCTTCAGCTTTTGAATTGTAAAGCTTACAGTTCATACAGATTCGTTTTATTTTTTTCTTAGTCATATTGATGTTGACTCTCTTCTTAAAAAATGGTGAAATACAGGAACACTCAATAAATCCTGAATCACACTATAATACAGTTGCTTAAACTATTAATTCAAACAAGGAAGAAAAAATGATAGAACTTAATGAATCAAATTTTGATTCAGAAACAAGCACAGGATTGGTTCTTGTTGATTTTCATGCTGCATGGTGTGGTCCTTGTCGTATGCTTGCCCCAGTATTGGAATCTGTAACTGGTGCAAAAATTGCAAAGGTTGATACAGATCAAAATGCAAATATTGCAGCTAGGTATAACATATCGGCAATTCCAAAGTTGCTGTTTATGAAAGACGGACAGGTAGTTGATCAGTTGACAGGACTTGTTAGCAGAGAAACTATCCAGAATAAGATAGATGCTTTGTCGAAATAAACTTAAGGAGGAAATATATGGCATTTGTAATTGGCGTTGCTTCTCAAGCACAACATGGCAAAGACACTTTGGCAGATCGTCTGTGCGAAAGACTGAATAGTAAGTCTGAAGGAAAATGGTACAGACGGGCATTTGCATCAAATGTAAAACGAGTTTTTTGCGAGATGTTTGGTGTCGATTCTGAATTTGTTGAAAAGTGGAAAGTTAAGCCAGAAAATCCTCCCGGATTTGATATGCCTGTACGACAGGCTCTTCAATTTATTGGTGATGGTTTTCGAAAAATCATGGCAAAGATTTGGATGGATCTTGCTTTCCGTGACACATTGCCAAAAATAATTTCTGATGTTCGCTATATCAACGAGTTCAGGCGTGTTAGGTCCGAAGGAGGGCTTAACATTCTTGTAGGAAGACCCGACAGACTTAATGATGATCCAAATGCGTCAGAAGCAGAGATTCGACCATATATCGATTGGTGCCTTAAAGCATTTTCTCCCACTACAAAGTTCGTGGATTTGAGAGATATTGACTATGCAACATTGGATGAAATTTTGCCTGAAGTTGTCAAACCACCAGAATACATGAACCAGTTTGATGCGTTCGTCAGGAATGATGGAACGATTGAAGAACTTTATGAAACAATTGATAGTAAATTGGTCCAATTCGTGGATCATTTTGTATTTGAATTTAAAGGAATATAACAATGCCATATATTAAAACAGAAGACAGAGACAAATATCAAGGATTTATAGAATCCGTATTAGGGATTCTTAATGACCCTAACGACAATCCTTATCTTAAAGGAGAGTTTTTTGGATTTTTTGTCAATCGTTTGCTCAGAAAGTTCTTAGGAACACCGGACTATACAAGTCCTGCATTCAACTCTACTTTCTTTAATGAAAGCAAGAGAAAATCATTGGAAAATGCTGCTGATAGCATTGCTGCTTCGCTCAGTCGATCTGATCCAATGTCAGCAGCAGGAGAGATGAATTATGCTGTAAGTGCTGTGTATTGGGGTTTTCTTGGAGACGCCGCAGCATTTGCCAGAGCAGGTTATGGGATTAGAGCATATCTGAATGGTGTTTTGGATAAGATCATCAGTCAGATGGAGACATTTAGTGTTTCGGGAAATAACAAAGATGCAACCATGGCTTTTCGTCGCCAATTAGTGATTCGAGGCGTTCTTGATCATGTTAAACATGAAACTTACAGACGTAATACAATGTGTTACGAAGATGAAAAGCGTATGGAAAATGGCGATATTTGGAATACAGGCACTTTAAAAATTTCTTAAACAAGGAGATAAAGTTGAAAGTTTTGTATTCAGATGAAGGTCATTTCGATGGTTGTGGCAAGGCGATTTTTTTAGCTGGTCCAACACCAAGAAAATCTGATGTTGTTTCATGGCGACCTAAAGCGATAGAGATTCTAAAAGAAGCTGGATTTGATGGAACCGTCTTAATTCCAGAAAGGAAAGATTGGTCTGTGCAATTTGATTATACAGATCAAGTTCAATGGGAACGTATAGGACTGGAATTAGCGTCAACAATTCTATTTTGGGTTCCTCGGCATATGGAAGATATGCCTGCTTTGACCACCAACATAGAATTTGGATATTGGGTTGCTAAGTCTCCAGAACGTGTTCTTTATGGACGACCAAATGATGCTCCAAATA